TCTCTAACGGAGTAACTCCATTTATATCAAGCACTCTTGGTTTACAACTAAACGTATCAGTATAATCAGAAGCATTAACAGAAGTAAGCCCATCAATTACAGCCTCTCCTATCGTAGATAAAGTTGCAGTACCTTTACCCTTTGGACAATAAATATTGCATTGAATAACACCAGCATAATAATCAGAAGCAGCACCCTGATTCTGTAAAGTTGCCTGAGTAAATTCAACTGACATTAAAATATATTTTTTATTTTTACCAGGATTTGTAAAATGCACATTATCATAAACCATTAATACAGTCGGATCTACATCTGATACTGCATCTGTAACTGCTTTTTCAAATGCTGCTCTTGTATTAACTAAAGTCATAATTAAAATTCAGTGTATTTAACGGAAGCTGGTCTTTGCGTTCTTGTAGATTTAGGTGAATTATCAAAAGTAGTACTACCACCAAGAAATATTTTACCTTTTTCTGTCATTGTTTCTTTAATCATTTGACCCAAGCTACCTTGAATAAATAATTGTAATTTACCACCTTCTAAAGCATAAATTGAATATTCAGCACGATTACCAATATATACTGCTCTTTTATAATTAAATGCTCTCTTAACAGGAAATCTTGGTTCTATTACAGGTTTTACATTGTAATAACCAGTGGATTTATTAATTATATTAGCTGTACGATTTTTTAAAAACTCTGCTGTAGCCTGTCTTTTAATACTTGCCCACGGTTCAAATTTTTCTATAGGATCTATAGCTTTAATAGGAGTTCCCTGTGCCACCCAACTTGAAGCAAAGAATCCTGTATAGACAGGACTATGTTTTTTAGTACCTAAAGTTCTATGTATTTTTTTTATTAAAGAATTAAAATCTTTTGATATTTGTCTATCTAAATCTTTTGGTAATCGTCTAATATCCCGTATCGTCATTAGAACCTCACAAAAACTGTATAAAAATAAACCTGCCCACCCTTTCTCGTATCTATGTTAACTATCTGTGCTAAACGATCAGCACCATCAAAATTCAGTTTTATTTCATCATTTAGATTTATTTGATTATTATTTATCTGATCTGGAGTTATATATAGTTTTGCCTGTCTCATTTCCTGTCCAGTCTCTTCTTGTGATCTTATAAATTCAATCGGAACTTTAATATTAGAAAAAGTAGTATCTACACTTATTTCCTCTCCAGTCTCAATGTTGTAACTAGAAACCCCTTTTTTTGTATAACTGATAGTTGTATCTAACGAACTGCCTAAATCAGATACAACCTGTTTTGCTACCTTCTTTAATAATGAATCTAACTGTCCTGCCATTATCCTCTCACCACTCTAGTTTGATAAGTACCAGATCCACCTAACATATACGCACCTAAATAACTTTGTAACCACGGATATTTATCCATAACATTATTAACAGTTCC